GAATGGAGCTTGCCATCTCGCTGCTGTCCGTGCTGGGCCTCAACAGCGTCCTCCTGTTCTTCATCAAGCGCTATTTCGACCGCCGGGACCAGCGGGAGCGGCAGGAGACGGAGCGCCGCTCGGACCTCTTCAAGCGCATCGACACCGCCCTGGAGACCCTCCGCCTGCTCAGCTACCACCGCATGAGCCAGGAGATTGAGCGCCTCCTCACCCAGGGCTATGCCACCCCCTCCGAGCGCCGGGTGCTGGATGAGATGTACGCCAACTACAAGGACCACGGATGGAACGGCGACATGGACGCGAGGCTGGAGAAGGTCTATGGCCTCCGCACGGACCATGCGGAGAAGTGATTATTTATGAAGTCCGCCCTCAGAAATGGGGGCGGACTTTTCTTTTTTATTTGGAAGGAACTCCTTCAATTTATTTTCACCTTTGATATGTGGATACTCTGCGCCGTTCAATTCTTCTGTCGTAATGTCAAATAGATCCGCTATTTTTTTCTGCGCTTTTGGATATGGAACAGAAGTCCCTTCCAGCCAATTTTTTACCGACGTCTGGTGGCATCCAAGACACTTTGCAAGTTCATATTTTGTCAACTTGTAATGTTCTTTCAGATAGTTAAGGTTTTCGGCAAAAGGCACAAAAACACCCCCCTATTTTTGTACTACTCTAGACTAATTAGACGTTGACATTTAATCTAGAGTAGATTAAAATAGAGTTTGCAAGGCGGGAAATACATCTAGTGCCAGTGCGCCGGATGTACTAGCCGCTGTATACTCTAACTTGTCGCAAAATTAGAGTATCATATGCGAATGAAATTGTCAAGAGAATACTCTATTTTAAGGGGGGTGAAATTATTGCTGTCTAATAATCTGGATCGACTGCAAAAAGAGCGATTTGAAACAAACTACAGTTTGGCGAAAGCGATTGGCGTCCATCAAACCACAATCAAGAACTGGAAGTCAGGCGTTGTACCACAGCCGAGACATTTAAAGGCAATCGCCGAACACTTCGGCGTCACCGTAGACGCTCTGCTTTCCGATGACGCTAAGACATCCAGCCAGGACGCAGGATAGGGGGAGCGAGATGTGTGATATCTACGAG